CATCAACTTACCCATAAGTTGTTCCATCTGTAGATTACCATTTTTATCAGGTGTATAATAATGTTTTTTTTCACCATAGACATCTTCATCTTCTATCACATTTCCACTTACTTCTTCTTTTGGTTGAGGTTTTTCTTGGAAATTGGGATTAGAAGTATCAAACTTCGTAATTTTTTTATGTGTTATTTTTTGTACAGCCATTATTGATACCTCAAATACTTTGTTGTTGCTTTAAAAAATTTATGTAACTCACCTCTATCTAAAAATACAGGTTTACTTGTTCTACTGATAAATGTGACTCCTTTAAAATCTATTTTTACTTTAACACCATTTGGTAATGTCATCGATACACCTTCGTCAATTTGAGCTTCTGTAAAAGACCAACCCATTCCATGTTTACCTGAATTGTTTCTAATCCATTTGGCTAAATACTTAACACTTTTTTTATCAAGTTTAACCATACCTTTTTTACCAAGAATTTGTACCCATTGACCTGGTTCAAAATTAGCATCTTTCATTGTAGAAAGTCTTACTGTAGTTTCAAATAATAAATCTTTTAGTTTAATCATTATTTTGGTCTCTCTTCAATCTGTAATGACGACATTCTACTTCTATGTGCAACAGCTATAATGTCATGTTTAAATTCTTGATGTCCTGCAATCAGTTGAGGTTCAGTAACAGAATTAATTTCAAAATAAAAATCATTCCAATTAACTATATCTCCTATTTCAGGATAAAAACCAGCTTCAGACAAGGTAGTCCTTAAAAAAAACATTTCTATTGATGTATTCGTATCTGCACCAAAGTCATCAGATTCTATTGTTGGTGCAATATAATTAATTAAACAATTAACTCTAAAACCATCATTATAATATTTCGTAGATGATTCACCATATAAATTCTCATTAGTATCCTCTACTGATATTTTATATATATCAACAGTTTGACCGACAATTTCGTCAATCAATTCTTCATTCATTGCGTCAATTAAATTGATTTCTTTTTGTGGTACGAAAAATGGTTTTGTTGCCATAATATTATCCTATATAAATCCCAAGAGGAGCTTTATTCAATACACCTTGATTTGCATCAGCTACCTCTTGTTCTGTTACAGCTTGTTCTTTCAAACTGACAGATTCTAAAAATGTTTTTAATTCTTCTAATAATTCTGATTTTTCTTCTCTACCCTCACCCTTTAATGCTTCACCATCTAACGATACCTCACCATTAGGAAGTGGCATTGAAGCATATTTACTTCGAACTATACCCAATAATTCTTTGGACAAAGCTAATGTATATTTTTTAATCCACTGTCTACCAGCTGCATTTATTTCTTCATATGTTATAAACTTATAAGGTATATTTGATGGGTCTGACACTTTATTGGTTAAAGTATCATTTGTCGTAGCCCTCAAATCACTTCTTTTATAATAGTGGAAAAATACTTTTTGGCCATTATCAGCTGCTTTGGGTATTGGAAATATTCTTAATTTATTATTTATTAACTCAAATGAATGTGCTGCTTTTCTAATTCTATCACTTGTTTCAATAGCTGCTGCCCTCGAAAGGTCGTGATGAATAGGTCTTAACACAAATGATACTGCAGGTGATACATTACCCATACCAAAATTATCAATCATTTGTTGTTGATCAAATGAACCAACATAAGGGTCGTAAAATTTAGATATAGATGCAGGACCGTGATTGAATACTCGTTGTACTTCTACCCTATCTGATAATAAGTTAATATCACTTTCAAATAATGCTTCTGTATTTAAGTCATACACAGATTGAGATGTAGATAAAGTTATAGAACCTGAATATAAAGTGGAATTTCCACCAACAAGAGCTGCCTGACCATATTGTTCTGATAACATAAATGTCGTTCCCATACTTGGTGTTTGAGGTTCAAATGAACCTGTACTCATAGAACCACTTACTCTATCTTCAGTTCCATACGAGTTCCACATCCAATTCTTCATATTGTAATGATTCATTTGTTGTGAATACTCATTAACAGCCTCTTCAAACATCGCATATATTGAACCACTATTCATCTCAAGTTGCATAACTGGATGTCCTAACCTACGAGATACAAATTTACAAATACCAATACTTTCATTTTGAAATGATGTATCATTATCATATGTACCATATGGTGTAGAACCAGTTATTTGTAACTCTTGTGTAGGATCTTCGTATATATATTGAAATTTATCAGCCATTATATTCTCCTAAAATGGGTATTATTCTTCATATATAAATATTAAGAAGGCACAAAAAAGGGTGAGATAATTCCCACCCTTTTAAGTAATAAACTAATTTAACTATAAATTCTTATAGTCTTTCTAGTCCTTTAACATTGATTTTACCATAAAACTCTGGTCTAATCATTTTCTTAGCGTATCTGGTCATCACACCTTTTCTTGGTGTAAAGTCAGTTGGATCATACACTAGAGGTGTCATAATCAATGGAACATATGGAGCGTAAACCGCACCTGTTTCAAGGAAGTTTGAACCTCTGAATCCTACCAAGATAGTATTTTCTGTCATATAAGGATTCTTATAAACAGAGAATCTACCATCAATTCCACCAATTTTACTAACACCCATAGCAAATTTACTAGAAGCGTTTTCAGATTGTGAATTGTATCCTGGTAATGACTCAAGAATAGTAGCAACTTTAGGTGAACAAACTAGGAAGTTAGCTCCACCTCTTAAAGTTAATCTATGTATTTCATTTGATACTTTTTGTACTTTTTGTCCAAGAGTTTGAAACCACTCAAATCTTGTACCTGTGAATGAATTTTCAACAAATGCACCAGCGTTTGCGTCATAATCTTCACCTTGTACAACAGACCAATAGTCATTTGTAGTAGCGTCTTGAATCAACATATCAAGGATTTCTAGATCTATTTCCATTGAGATGTATTCTGATAACATTGAAGTTAACTCAGCTTCAGCGTCTACACTATGGTAAGCGTTCAAGTCTTGAGCTAATTCAGGTGTCCATACTGCTTTCAACTTACGAGTTTTAGCAACAATTGCTGAACTATTTAATTGTAAGTCAACTTCAGGTATAGCCATATCTTTACCAGTTTCTGATTCGAAGTCACCTCTTGTAGCTTCACCAGGTTGTTTTTGATATGCAACTTTAACATCATCAACTACAGTTGCAACACCACCTCCACCTGTAAATGATTCGTCACCAGTTACAACGTGAAGATAGATAATATCGTTTGAAACATAGTTCAAAGCAGATACTTTCTGTGTTAATGAAGTGTCTATTGTAATATCACCACCTGAAGATAACTGCCAACTTCTTACAGATAATAAGTCAGGATCAGTAAATGCATCTTTAGAAAAACCAAGTTTCCAAGTTTCTTTAGCACCTGCTGCAACAGACGCAGATAATTCTGAATCGTGTGAGTAGTGAGCTAATGTTGTCATTTGTAAAGCTGAACCTGATTGTTCACCTGGAGTAGCACCTGTTGCCAATTTGAATCCTGTGTCGTTAGCACCACCTACGATACTTTGACTAACAGAATATCCAAATGAACCAACACCATAAAGACCACCTTCTCCATGTGAATCTCTATTAGCTGCTGGGTTATTAGCACCAGTTGTACCACCTAATGAATGACCTGCAGATTTACCAGCAAGAGCTTTACCATATTTAAAGTCTAAATAAAATACTAGACCAGATGGTAAGTTCATTGGTTGAACTGATACGAAGTCTTGAGCTGCAATCTCACCAAAGATTCTACGAACCAATGGAAGAGCAACACCAGACCATTCTTCATCACCTGAAGTACCAGTTGGGTTTGTATGTGAAACACCAGCTTCTTGAACAAGCTGTTTAGCTTGGTTTTCAAGCATTACTGCCATTCCGCTTTTTTGAAAATCCTCATTTAAACCATCAAGAAGACCAGTTTTATCCCATTTATTAACGAGTTTAGTTGCTTCATCTTTCTGTTTTTTATAAGGACTAGCTCCTAAAAGAGCTTTATTTATATAATTTCCCATTATATTATTCTCCTATAATTATTTGATTAAACCAGCAAGTTTTTTAAACCTGTTAGCAACTTGAGCCGATTCAGAAATTACTTTCCTTTTAGGCTTAGTTGAACCAGATTTTCTACTAGCTGATTCTTTAATTGATTTTTTACCTATTGAACCATTATCACCGAACTGTTCAGCAAGTGTAGAATAAACTAATTTAATCTCTCTTGTTGATTGAGCTCTGTCAAATGTTTCAACTACTCTAAGCTTCTGATTGTTATTAAGAGCGAACTCTTTAAACAACTTATTTGTAAACAATAGTTTTGCATTTAAGATGTTAACTTCGTGAAGTTTACCTTTTAAGAAACGAACAGCTGCTTTGTACTCTTTAAGTTCAGATGAAATTTTTGCAAAAGACTCTTCAACTTCTTCGTCTTCTTCAGTTTCTTCTTCTTCTTTCCATAGATTTTCATCTACTTCAAGTTCTTCGTCTTCTTCAGCACCCATCATTTCTTCAGCTTCAGCTTCTTCAGCAGGAACTTCTTCAGTTTCTTCCATATCAGCCATTTCTTCAGCTTCTTCGTCTTCTTCGTAAGAACCTTCTTCAGTTTCTTCTTCTTCACCGACTTCGTCTTCAAGTTCTCTGATGATAGCTTCTAAATCAAGACCACCTTCGTCTTCATCATCATCATCGTCATCATCGTCATCCTCTTCAACTTCTTCATCGTCACCGAATCCTTCTTGATTAAGCTCTTCACCTTCAGCAGGAACTTCGTCTTCTGATTCACCATCTCCAACTTCATTTTCTTCATACTCTGTTTCAACTTGGGAACCAGGAACACCTGACTCTTCGTCTTCACCAGCAGTAGCAGAAGGTTCATCAGCTTCTTCAGCTTCTTCATCAGCTACATCTTCAACACCTTCAGGAGAGTCTACGACATCAGTCTCAACTTCCTCATCACTTAACCCATCACCTGCTTCATCTTCATCGTGAGGAATACCTTCTTCCTCTTTAAGTTTAGCAGATAACATAGATTTAAGTTGAGGTGTAAATGCTTCTTCTAACGCCATCTTTGCATTCTGTAAAGCTGTTTCTCTAACTGCTTTAGCATCTGCGATAGCTTCTTTTAAAATATCACCCATGATATTCTCCTCAATTTATTTTTTGGAATAAGATTATTAGGAATCTTAATAGATTAATGCGGAATATTTAGACACCGTAAAATCGCTTTAAATGACGGTGTATTTAATTATATCTATAAATATAGATTTATAAAAAAAAAATTGAAAATATTTTATTTTTTATCTTTTAATCTTTGATATTTAGCTCTAGCAATAGCTAAATTCTTTTTTTCTCTTTTAATTTTTGATGGTTTTTCATAATGTTGTTTTCTTTTTAAATCTAACATCAATCCACTTTCTTTTACTTTCTTTTTAAGTATTCTTAATGCCCCATCTACATTGTTATTAAAAACTTCTACTTGTAACCCTGTCAATCTTTCTTTAGGTTTTCTTTTTTTATTCCTAAAGTTTTTTCTATATTTCATTCTAACCTCTTATTTTAGTATTTATAATTCTCTGTATTGACTCTCTTAATTTTTTTTCATTCTTTTTATGTTTAATAAACTCTTTTGCTAAATATCTTTCTCTTCCATATGCAGCTTTTGACCATTTTTTTCTCATTGAATCTGGCATTTCTTCGTAATTTTCTGACATATTATTATTCACAAACCAAGCTACTCTACGGGTATCAGCTTGAGGTACTTTCTTATATCTATTTTCTTCAAGAGTTTTCATCCATTGTTGAATTTCTTTAACATATATTCTTTTTGATTTCTCTTTAACTACACCTTCTTTAACATCTTCTTTATCAAACGGATTATCTTCTAAATCTAAAGAATTTACTTGAGAAGGAACTTCTGGTGTTTCTTTTTCAGTTTCAGTTTCTTCACCATCTTCCTCTTCTTCAAATACTTCTTTAATCCACATTTTAAGTTGATTCTTGGTTATCTTCACCCTCTTCCTCCTCTATAAGTTGTGCTTCACTCAAACAACCTCTTGCGACTGCTGTGTGTGCGTCTTCTACCAATACAAACTCCTTAACTTGTATTGGAAATTCATCTTGATTAAATTGTTCATTTACTACTTCCATAAAACCTTTTACCAATGATGTTCCACCACCAAATACAACTGGAATTGAATCTGGGAAGTTTGGTACACTTTCAGCATTATTAAACTGATGTGTTAGGTTTACTAATAAGTAATTTACTAACGCTCCATAATAAGAACGAATAGCATTTATAATATTGTACTCATCACTTCCCTCTTGATAAATATCATTTATTGCAGATTTAGTTAAATCTAACTTATCTGAATTTTCTTTTACTGAAATTACTTTTGCTACTGTACATCCACAATCAGATGCCACATTTTGGTCAATCCAATCTCCACCTCTCGCTACTGAAAATGATAATGCTGACATACCTTGATACATCACACATATATTACACATACCAGCTCCCATTGATATTGCAATACCTGTTAAATCGTTATCTACTAAACCTTCATAAGCTAAGGCAACTGACTCTTCGATAACTTTAACATCGTATCCATATGTTTCAATAATCTGTTTCAATACATCTTCGTGATAAGAAACTTCTCTTGTTTGGTCAATTGGTTTTGCAGGTATACAATAAACACAAGTTTCTTTTCCTTTTGCTTTTCCAACCAACTCACCTATAATAGCATTCAATACAGGTAGTGCATCTTTTTCTTTCGGATTCAGTAATCCTTGAGACATAGGTCTCTTTAAATCTGTTGTACTAAAGATTTGAGCATAATTAAAAGCATGTTGTCCAACGATGTGAACCTTACCTGCTTTTTCCACGAAAGGTATTCTTTGTCTTTTTAACATTCGTTTGACTTGATTTGCATCTCCGTCAACAGTTAAGAATACATTTCTTTGTTTTTTTATACTATCTTCTGTGGCTGTTATATAATAACTTGTTCCACAATCTAATCCTTTAGCCATATTAACCTCTTATTTTGTTCTAATTCGTTGTTTCATAAATAAAGTAACAACTTTATCTAAATGTTTTACATCTATATCTAACATAAATGACCTACTACTACCAGCTCCAATATCATAATCTTTACCAGGTTTAAGTTTTAATGCTTTTAAAATCTTATCAACTTTAAGTTTATCTTGAACATGAATTTCTAATTCATGTCTCTTACCTTCGGAAAGATTTTTGATTTCTTCTCTGATAATTTCTTTCAATCTTAATTTAGTTATTTTCATTAGAATTTCATCCCTTTTGTTTTTTTAATAATTGGATTTGCTATCTTTAAAAATTCCAAATACGCTTGTTTTTCTTCTTCATCAGACATATCACTTAATTTACCTTTATATGATAATTTAAATGGAATTTCTTTTTTGAATTTAACATAATTTCCGTTTTTATCAAACTCTCTCCTATCCCAAACTTCTACATTAATTGACTTTGGTGATTTAAGAAATGGTGTAATATTTAATTGTAATCCATTATTATCTGCTGGATCATTTTTAGAAAAACCACCTACTTTTACAGCATCCTTATGTTTCCAAGTTTTAACAAATAAATGTTTACTACCTTGTACACTAAATGGACTTTTAGTTTGTCCACCTTGTCTCCATATTATTTGAAAAAACTGATCAGCTTTTCCTTCGGTAAGTAATGAAGATATTTCTTCTTTTATTATTTGTCGTAGTCTGGATTTAGTTATTTTCATCAAGCCAACCATTTGTGTCTTCAAGTATACCTTCCATAACACCTAAAGCTCTTTCGAATTTTTTAACATTAGTTTTTTTAACAGTTCCTAAAGCTTCTGATACTGGAGTATTTTTAAAGTACTCAAGTAATTCGTGTATAGCTGTTTGTGCTTGTTTAACAGAATTTATACTTGCAGATTTTGCATCTAATTCAGACATTCTTTTTTTCCAACCAGCTTCAGTAGTATTTATTTCTTGTTGGAATTGTTTGTAATCATCTTTGATTCCTTCTTTTAAAGATTTTTTAGCCTTTAAATTTTTAAGAAGTTCTTCTTTGATAATCTTCTTTAAATATGTTTTTGTCAGTTTCATTTTCTTAAGCTCCTTAACTTATTTTTTTGAGTTTTTACCTTACCTTTAATTTTTTCGTCTAATTTGACACTACTTTCATCTGATTTTGTGTCCATCACTACATTCTTTTTTACATTCACTTCTACGGGACCTATATTTCTATTCACCTTTGTTTCTTCAATTGGAGAATCACTTCTTTGAAATGACTCTCCAACATTTAGAACGGGAGACCGGTGAAACTTTATATTTTTTGATGCCCATAAAAGTAAAATATAACATCCTAAAACAACTTGCCATAAAATTAGACTATACATTAAAAAATGTATTATATGATGAATAAAATCATCCATTTTACCCTCTACTTTGAACTAAACTTTTTTGCAATTCCACCAAGTGCAGGTATACCAGTCATACCACCAGCAACTTTTTTAGATTCATTTTTAGAATGTTTATTAGTAGCACTTAATTTATGATGTAGATACTCATCACTTTCATCTTCATCCCCATCATTATCTAAATCTTTATCTTCCATATCATCATAATCCATTGCAGCTTCTTCATCATCAACATCATCAATTTCTTCTGATATATCATAATATCTATTAAGAACATGTCCGATATCTTCGTAAAGACCTGTTAATCTTTGATTTAACATATGTGCTTCTTTAGCAGCTTTTTTAAATTCTGTTACACTACCTTTTAAAGATTTCATATTTTTATTTACTGAAACTTTATCAAACCAATCATCTTGTTCACCAAGAATGTGATTGTGTGCAGATTGTGCTATTTTTGTTAATTGTTGAGCTGTTTCCAAGATACTACTGTTGTTGTAAAAACTTTTACCAAGTTTACCATAACTTTTAACACCTTCAATTACTTCGTGTTTATTTATTTTTGGCCTATCTTGAAAAACATCTTCCAATAGATTTTTTAATTTTGCCATTTTATTCTCCCTATAATATATTAATAAATATTAAAAAAATATTATTTTAACTAAAATTCCTAACAATGCAGTATAAGCTACCCACATTGCATGTGTCATTGATTGTTTCCATCTAACTAAAGCTTTAAATTCGTCAGCGTCCAATTCTTTTCTCCAATAAGTATTTTTATTTACACGAACAATTATACCGTCTTCAGGATCTAAAAGAATTTCTTTGATTTCTTTTATCATAGTATGCATTTCTTGAAGTTCACCATTCGGTAATCTTGCTTCAATACATTCTAATCTTTCAATTATGTGCTTATTCGTTGCCATTTGTTACATTCCTATTTATTTTTTCTTCTCTTCTCAAATCCTTTTTTTCCA